CTTGCGTGAATAATTCAACTAGAAAGCAGTTTCCTAAATCATGCACTGCCTTAATTGTTTTTTCTCTTTTTTGTTTTGCTAATTCAAGGGCGAGTTCCATTTGTTCATCTAGGCTAAAATAAGGTATACCCTCTATTCTTCTCACTTTCTACCACCACCATTTCCATTATTTTTCCAGCAAAACAATGTTACTATAATAGTGATAACTGCTAAAAATCCTAAAATTTTATCTTGCATAATTTCATCACCTATGTTATATTATACTCTGTGGAAATGAGTAAATCAAGTTAATATCGAGCATTTTGATTTAAATTTATGCAATAAAAAAGACTAGAAAACAACCTAGCCTTGATTTACATATTAAATATTATGTGAATACGGATTTTTGTAAACCTGTTCCGCACAACGTTTTTAGAGGGTTACATTATTTTAAATTAGCATAATATTAATTATGTTTACTTATGAATATTGCTCAATATAAACACAGCATTCTAATTATAGGATAAATAACAGCGGCAATTTAAAATTTCTTCACTTGGTGCATTACTATCACCTGGATAACTTAATCCCGGCTTAAATTCTTCTCCTATAGGTATAGTTATGCCATCCAGTTCAACGTGTGACGGTCTTACACGAGCATCTTCCATACTATTCCATGTCTTATTTTGCATGTCTTTATAAGTGGCACTAAGGAAATTTATTTTGCCTACTGCATTATGAATTTCTGTCATTGCAATTGTTCTAGCTCTACTACTTGACATATTGTCTATATGTTTAAATAAATCATCTGCAATTTTATCGTAGTTATCCCCATTTGCTAGTCCATTCTTAATTATTCTCTGTACTTGATTTCTAGTTGTATTGTTTATATACTTCACTTCCTGTTTAGAGTAATCCTTTAGCCATCCTGTATAATCTACTTCTACATCTTCATACTTTATATAATCATCCTCATTTGAATAATGGAGCGAGTTAAAAAAGTCTATTCCTATCTTTCCTGCTTGTAAATATATTGGCATAATTAATTTATTATAATATTCAGTTCCTAAGAGTGCCACAATTAAAATAAATATCTTTTCTGTAATATCGTTTGATTGATTTTCTATTTCTTCCCCATTGCTTTCTACATCCTCATCTTTTTTCTGCCGTAAGCTTAACAGAGCCTTTTTAAGAGCTTTTGCTTGTGATAGTAGTATAGTTGCTATCTGCTTTTTAAAACTCTTTTCTAAGTTCAATACAAGTCTGTCATACAGCTTGCTGAAATTCTTTTTTATTTTTTCTCTCTTATCATCTGCCTTTCTTTCTAATATTGAAAAGACTTATTTTGCTTTTGTGAGTTATCAAGTGTTTCTTGACTGCTGATTTCATCATCTACGGGAATTAAATTTGCAGGTAAATATACTTTACCTTTTATAATAGCAAAAGAACCTTCTGGTGCAACTATATCTCCACCCTCAACATTTTCTAATCCTCTAGCTTTCCTTTTCTCGTTTATCTCCATGTAATTATTATTTAATTTTTCATTTATTTTCCCTATATCTTCCTGCAAAACCGGGATTTCAGAATAATCTATATCAATAAATTCTCCGTCTTCAAGTCCCAAAAATGGAGTTAATTGTCCTGCTAAACCTTGCATTAGAGGAATAACGCTTTTGGTGTACAGTCCCTTCTCTGCTTCACTTTTATTATTATAACTTGATTGCTCGTTAAAACCTATTATTATAGGGTCTATTCCCATGCCTATACATATATCTCGCATAGTGCTTTCCTTACCTTTTATCCAGTCCATGTCTTTGGGATTAGTGCCTGTCTGTAATACACTTGTTCTATCTCCTTCAACAAGCATCCATTTGCCTACATTTGGAGTTCCAGAATACTTTGAATTTAAGTCCGCTTGTGCCCTTTCTCTTGCACCGTTGTTAGGGAATTCTCCAACACTTATTACGCCGCTTACTTGACCACCGTTTTGCATTAAAGAAACATTCCAATCAAGCATGGCGGCTAATAAGTCTCCGTTTTTTAGAATAGGTTTTAAAGGTGACATTCCTCTGCCTAAACCATCATACTCGTCTAAAGGATTAAAACTTTTCCATAAAGTAAAGTCCTCTGGTTTAAAATTCTTAGGGTTCTGTCCCTCATATCTTATGTCCGTATAAGGCATATCTACTTTACCAGTTAACCCTATACTCATTTTGTCTGGTCTGTATGTATATATTTCTTTTACTAGTTTACCGCCCCTAACTGCCATTCTAACTATTGGAGCATCTCCACCGAGATAATAAAATACTATGGCTCTCCTAATGAATTCAGCTTGGCTGTATAAAGGGTTTGGCTTGTCTAGTAACACCTGTACTGGATGATTAGGTATAGGCACTTTTTTACCATCTTTATCCTTTTTACACACGTTCCATTTTAATTGTATTGCTGCCTGTGTTATCTCTTGCAAACATCTAAATATAATCCAGTTTTCAGCATATCCTTCTTTTGCTATAATTCTATACTTAGCATCACTATACTGTGGCGTATTCTTTCCATGTATGTTAACTATGTGTGGATATAAACCACCGCTTGATTCTCTTTGTGCTTGTTTTCTTTCAAATATATTTGGTATTTTCATTACATCACTTCCTTTAAAGTACATTGGACTTCGTTTGTATACTTACTAATTCTTTTATTTCCTAATTCATACCATTTTTTATCTGTTTCAAACCCTATGTATTGTCTATTCCCTTTATCATTATTGTTTAGGTTTAATAAACTTATAATATTGTTAGCCGATCCAGTAAAAGGGAATAAACATTTACTATCTTTTCTTGTATGCACTTCAAACATATCATAATATAATTGTAATGGCTTCTCAGTTTTATGTTTAGTTTTTTTACTCATTGGATAATTCCATATACAACTTCTATAATTATTTTTATTTGAGTTATATGTATATCTCATATTTTCATATCGTTTTAATAATTTATTATAGTCTATTGGTAAATCTAATATGGTCTTTAATTCTTTATATGTATCTTCAGTTGGAAACATCCATTGACTTTTAGTATAAAAGGTATGCTCTGCTTGTCTATGCCCTAATAATTGATTTATTTTAGTAGTAGATAATCCAGCTTTCTTTTGTGCTTTATAAAAATATTCTTTTATTATTTTAAAAGGATCTTTAGAATTATACATAGTTAATTCCTCATTTTGTTTAGTATAATATAAAACATATTCGCACATCTTTTGATAATTTCTATTCATATTACTTTGTATAAATCCATTAAGAAAACCATATTGGTTATTAATTGTACCATCATTATTATATTTATAATATTTGTTCCATATACATTGTTGTTTTAATTTTAAATCAGTATTATTTTTTATTAATTGTATAAAATCTGATAATACTAAAATATCATTATGCCATAAGAACAACGTCCCATTATCACTCATTAATTGATTTGATAAATTTATTACTTCTTTAATAAAATTTAAATATTCTCCACGTGATTTAAATTTGTCCCATTCATCTTTGCTTATATTATAGGGTGGGTCTATTTCTATAAATTCAAAATACTTTGAATATCCTTCTCTAATTAGATTCTTCATTCCTTTTATGCAATTGATGTTATAAATTCTATTTAGTTCTATATGTACCACCTTCTTTAAATTAAGGCATAAATAAAGCCCCTATATTAAGTATAAGAGCTTTTACTTTTATTTGCTTAAATGGTATTTAATTGTAGATTATTCATAATGTATAAGTGGCTTTTGTATTTTTATTTGTCCTTTATTTGTACGTGCTTTTTTTCCTACGTAGTTTAAATGGCTATCGTATAAATTATTTTCATAGTTCTCTATTACCTCTTTAATTTCAGTATCACTAAATTCTGTTTCTTGTATTATCTCTTTAATGTTGCATCCTTGCTTGTATAAGTCAATAATTTGGACTATTTCTTCTTTTTTTATGTTTGTACCCTGTCTTCCCATTAACACAACTCCTTTTTAGAATTTAATAGATATTATAATTATATAGTTTTTACAATATTGTTTCAAGTGAACTACC